AAAAGGATCCCAAATTTGTAGAGGAGAATGACATTCCGGTAGATTATCACTATTACTTTGAGAATAAGTTTCTAAACCCCGTATGTGATTTACTCGAACCCCTATTTGATAATGCAAAGAGGGAGATATTTGGTGAAATAATTGATCAACACAAGCCACCCAAGAAAAAGAGAGAACCCGCAATCAGTACCATGAAAAAAGACCAACTTATGGAGGAGTGTAGACGTATTGGTGTAGACGACACGGGTAAAGCATCGGAACTTCGAGATAGAATCCGAGGGTTCAGGTTAAAGAAGGATGAAAGTGTTGATGACCTATTTAAAAAATTCGAGCATTCTATTACAAAGGATGAGTTGGCAGGAACGTCTCAATACATTTGTTGAAGCTGAAATTCAGGAGCGTGTGAATCTAGCTATAAATGAAACTTTCACGATCATTTCAAAAAAACATGCCATCCCCATGGAAATTCTTTTGAGGGACGCACCACAATCATTTTCCATCACGACGTGTAAGGGTGTCAAGTCTAATGGACAACGATGTACATTCAACGGTCAAGGTCAATATAATGGGTACTGTAAACATCACGAGCATCAGGGTAGGAGAATACAACAGAGAAGCTTACCAAGTACAAATAAGCATACACACGGACCTGAAATAATGTTCTCAAAAGAATGTCCAGAGTGTGTAAAATCTAAGGGGCTTATAGATTTGGATTCCATGTTATGTAATGAGTAAATCCGATATTCTGCTATCTTCAATAAACAATTTTTACAACGACGAAAAGAATAAAACTAAACTATTAAACATACTTGATAAAACGACGGGTATATCTTTAAGAAATCTAGAATGGTTTATTACAAACTATTCGAAAAAAAACAACATATCCTACACCACCAAGGATGGTAAATTTTTCACGGTACACTGTGCATACAAATCTAGCTTAGATGGGTACAGTAAGAAACTATTTGATCCATTTTGTAGATCTCAAAAGTTTGGGTACATCATACCAGGGACATCTCATGAAATTCAGACAACGTTGGCGCAGTTGAATTTCATCAAATGGTGTATCAAGAATAACATCATAGACTACATCAGTGATCATCGTATATCCCTATTTAATAAGCAATCGACATAAAACCGTTTTCAAATACAAATGTTTGATATCCGGTATAGTACATGTGTAGCGCGTATGTTTTTGTAGCTACGTCTACCAGAGACCCCGAAGAGGTGTCAAGTTTGACTTCTATGGATGTCTTATCCGATTGTATTTGACTAAAGTCCAAGTTCCCCGATGGTTCCACATTTATCGGATTCATCGAGAAACTGTAGGTGTAAATATTTCTGTAAGGTCTTGCCAGTCTATGTTTGTACGGGATGAGGTACTTGAAATAATTGTGATTCGTTTTCGTGATATTTGGTAGCTTACTTCCATTGATGAAAAAGTTTGCACTTTCTAGAATGGGGTAGAAGAATGTCTGAGTCTCATCAAAATTGACATTGGATGAGAAATTAAAACGGTTTTGTGAGTAATATGTTTCACTGTTTGTTTCAACACCCTTCGGTTGACTATCATCTTCGAAATCCGTATTCCTCAAAAACCAATGAATACATTTTACAGGAATATTGGGAACGAGATTATTATTGATAGTATCCGAATTAAAATCACTCACCACTGTCGGGTGTTTTCTTACCAAATCTGTAATCAACGTCTGCCTTTCACTGGCTAGATACTTTCGTTCTTCTGGACTTACCGTGATTTCTTCGGTTATTAAATTGAATGATGGTAACTGAAGATTGTCGGTCGTTTCAGTAAAAAATTCTTGTCGGTGGAACACAAATTCAAATTCAATTTTTTGCCGATATACGGCACACAAAGGGAAGTAGGGACGATTTGGTTTATTCGAAGAGTGTTCATCACTCGCATACTTTCTCGAAAAGAAAAAGTGTAGAGGTATAACCAACTCAGATTTATATTGGGATATACTGCTACTTTGGGTGGAATCATCATATCCGATACTTCTATTTACAAGAAATCTATTTGCTACCTTTTCAGACATCTCCAAGTATAATTCATCATATATAACCCCCCAGTCGTCATGAATTGTCTCAACTTCCAGGTCATCTACAAACATTGTGACACTCTTGAGAATGTGACGACCGAGTTGATCAGCGTAATTGCCATTTGTTAAACCAGGCATATTTATACGCAACCACATGTTACTCAAAAGGTCTCCCATGTTGGTGGGATTAAATTGAACTTTTAAACTTTGAGCAAATGGCCACTTCGGGACTTGACCAGGATTTATAACATTGCGATTTCTGTGATACTTTCTAAATTCCGAATGTCTTTGTGGGGCTTTGTAATTAAAGAAAGACTCGTCTGGATCGTTGGAAAGCAGGTGAGTGTCCTGTTTTCCAATAGCATTGAGGGAAATCTTAGCAGCTTCACCCATACTTACTATTGTTTATATATTTTTAATATCCATTTTCCACATTGTGAGGTGACTGGTTTTCATTATACGTTCCAATTCTTCGTTCGCTTCTTTAGACTCCTTGAGGAGGGAAGCCACAGACTCCTCGGTATACTGCACCGTCTTGATGTTGAGGAGGTAGTCGTAGTTTCCCTCAATTTTTGGGAATGTCTGGGACATCTCAGCCTCCAAGTCCTTCTTCTTTTTCTTGAACACCACGAGGTCCCCCTCTATGACCATAGAGACAAACTTGGCGCGGTGACCACACATCACAGCCCTCTTCTGTAACACATCTACAAGGTGTGCCTTTCGCTTCTTGTAGTGTTCCAAACGGAGTTCCACAAAGTCTCTGAGAATTTCTTCAGCATTCGCATACTTGTGGATACCCCTAGTTGGGTGGAAGAGGTGCATGTTCGATGTGTGGAATGTCTTCTTCATCTTGAGGTCCTTAACCAAGTCCTTCCCGGTGTAGCCGAAGATTTCGAAATCCACATCCTCCGTGGTACTGTTGTTCGTGTAGCTGTTGATCATCTTCTTTTCCACAAGTGTGTCTAGGTACTCCTTGTAGTCCTGGGTCCACCTCCCGGGTGGAAGCTCGGTGACTTTGAGCCTGGAACCAGTGTCCCTGTAAATACCCTCTGTGATCCATAGACCGGTGTCATCCTTGTAGACCCGTCCCTTGAAACCCCTAAACCATGGTTTCATCTCGATAAGGTTTTCACCTTCCAAAGTTCTCTTGATGTTCTCCTTGATATCTTCGGGGTTGAATGGAGGTACGTAGCAACTGAAACCCGTACCGATACCCTCCGTTCCATTCACCAGAACCATAGGTAAGGTGGGCATGTAAAAGTCTGGTTCGATGGGGCGTCCATCATCGTCGAGGTAGTTGAGAACTGCATCATCCTTGGGATCGAAGAGTTTCCGGGCCTCCTTGGTCAACTTTGTGAAAATGTACCTCGTTTGAGATGCATCCTTCCCACCCATCAACCTGGTTCCGAACTGACCACATGGTTCGAGGAGGTTGATGTTGTTGGAACCAGTGTAGTCGTTCGCCAACTTGACGATTGTATCTGCGAGGGAAACTTCACCGTGGTGGTAGGCACTCTTTTCAGCCACATAGGCTGCCAACTGTGCCACTTTCATCTCATCCTTGAGGTTCTTCTGGAAACAGGAATACATAACCTTCCGCTGAGAAGGTTTGAGACCATCAGCCACGTGGGCGATTGATCGCTTTAGGTCTGCGAGACTGAAGTTCACCAGATCCTTGTGAACAAAGTCTGTGATGTCAAGTTGCTTCACATTTCCATAGGGAACCTCAAGTTCTGAAGCCTCCTTGGCTGTGCTGTCTAGGAGCCAGGTCTTCCGTGAATCAGCCATCTTCTTGTCAAACGCAAGAACGATCGACGTGTCCGTCATGACATCCATGTCAAACTTGACTGTGAGATCCTGAATCTTCTTGAAGTATTCCCTCGCTTCCACAGATGTTGAGGTACCCAAACCCTTGTAGTACTTGATTTTCCACCCAGCCTTCCCAGAACCATACCAGTTTCGGAAAGCTGAATCAGTGTAAAAAGACATAGTCTCTGAACCCTTGGTTGCCTTGATGATTGGGGTCACCATAGAGACGACAAACCCCAATTTGAGGAGACTTGGCCAGAAGTAGTGGATCATGTTTAGGATGAGACCCTTGATGTGGGACCCATCGTTATCTGCATCAGTCATGATCATGAGCCTCCCGTAACGGAGTTCGGACACATCTTTGTAGTCCTTACCCTGTTGGAGACCCAAAATCTTCTTGAGATCGTTGAACTCCTGGTTCGATGAGAGTTGAGCCACTGAGACATCCCTCACATTCTTACACTTCCCACGGAGGGGGAAGACCCCATAGTGGTCCCTTCCAACCACAGAGAGACCCGCGACCGCCAGAGTCTTCGCTGAATCACCCTCTGTCACGATGAGTGTACATTTCCCAGACTGTGCGGTGCCAGCCTTGTTCGCGTCGTCCAACTTGGGGATCCCTGTAATCTTAGACTTCCGGGCACCGTCAGACTTTTTGAGTTCCTTCATCTCCTTAAACTTCGAGAGTGCCAGAAGTTCATCTTGAATCCCAGTCTTTAGGGCATTCTTGATGAAGTTCTTCGGGGGATCAAACTTTGAGCCAAAGTCTTGGGACTTTGAGGTGCATTCAGACTTGACCTGGCTCGAGAACGTTGGGTTCTCGAGGGTCGCCTTGACGAAGATGTTGAACGTGTTCTTAACCTGTTGGGGCTTCAGTTTGATCTTCTTCGCCATGTCCTCGATGATTCCATTGGCCACTAGGGATGCCACGTGATCCACATGGTTCCCACCCTTAGTCGTGCAGATACCATTTACGAAGGACACCTGTTCCATACCATTCTCAGCTGGACCGATACATACAGACCACCTGTCAGATACGACGGAGCACACATTCTCGACACCCTCGTGCATCTTTGCGTAGGCTTCGAAGGACGTCTTTGGGAGAACATCTCCATTGAACTTCACCTTACAGTTGGGGGTCGTGCAGATGTTTGCATCCCAAACCCTCTTTTGGAAAATCTGGTAAATTGACTCGTCCATCTTGGACATCCCAAATCTCTTCCAGTCAGGGGTGAAAGTCACAGACACAGATGACGTGGCACCCGAGTGCTTCTTGATCTTGGGTTGGTGACAGGTTGTCATGTTGTTGGACCACCCCTGTGTGTAGGTCTGCTTCACTTCGTGGTCCTTGATGATCACAGAGAACTCTGATGAGTAAATGTTAGTCAACTTGGCACCATAGCCGTTGCGACCACCAACGACACGCTTTTGGTTGTCATCGTAGTTGGTGCTCGTGAGGAGGTGACCGAAGGTGAGTTCAGGGTTCCATAGACCCTCCTTCTCATGCATTCGGACACCGATACCACCAAGTGGTCCATTGTTCTCGATCGTGATAGAGCCTTGTTCCTTATCGATAGAAACGGAGATGGAGGTTACACCCTTGGGGTGGAGGGAATTGCGATCAATCGCATTGACGAGGATTTCATCAAAGATTTTCAAGAGAGCTGGGGAATACTTGAGATTCTTCTTGGTGAATGCATCACCTTGGAGAACCCAGTAGTGTTCCGTGCCAAGTTCAACTGGACCGACGTAGGAATCAGGTCTCTTGAGAATGTGCTCGATGTGGGTGAGCTTTTGGACGCTCTCCATTTAGATATACTTATTACAATTCAAAACTCTAACTTAGGTATTCATTCTCGGCGAGGAGGAGGAAACATCTGGACCTACACTGATTCATCTCCACTATCATTTTCCCAGATGAGCTTTTCACAGAGAAACTCGGACAAACAGTCTACATCTTCGTCCACCTCGAGGTCCACGTCACCATCATTCGTGAAGTGATGAATAAACTTGAATGGAACTGGGGAACCTCCCTTTATAATAACCCCTTCCCATGCTTTAAATTGTTTGTATGGATTTTCAGTATCCTCTTTTACTTTATTAATGTCTTCCCATTCTTCATATTCATCAATGTATTGTTTAAAATCTGTATCATAACATTCGTAATAGCATTTTTGTACTTTCACATCCCACCACTCGTCTTCGGTGAATGGGTCCTCCACTTCCAGGTTCATTGGTTTAAAGTTTTTAACATCGAAACGGGTAGGCAATTTTTTCAGTTCAGTGATATAAGATTCGGGAGGGGTAGTCATTTTGATATATTTATTACAATTCAAAACTCTAACTTAGGTTCAAACTTCTTACATACCTTTCTAAATCTGTATATACTATTTTTTAAAACGTAAATTTTTTTACACCAATCTGTAAGGATTTGGGGTTTGGGTATATTGTTAGTTTTGTATTCTAAATATTCTATATATTCTTCTAGTCTTATTTTAAATTTAAATATATAAACTTTCTCTTCCAATGTGAGTATCCTTTTATACTTGATGAATGGTATACATGAACGTTTGGGTTCTTCGATAAAAGGTTCTTTAATGTTTTCGAGATTATAAAAATCATAGTCAATACAGTCTAGACTGTGGCGTGAGAGAAAATCTAAATTATTTATGACTACAACTTTCATATATTTTTGAATTTTATCCAACCTTTTTACATGTTTTGTGTGTATTAAAATTTTTCGAATGAAATCATTCCATTTGATCAGGTTACATGTTTCTGTACCAAGTTTAAACCAGAAATTATAATTTGGAATAATTCTAACTTCTTCTCTACACATAGGACATGTAGAAGTATCGCGTAATCTTTTCGCACCACACGATATACACTTATTATCAATCCATTCGTTTAAACATTCCCCGTGATATTTGTGACCACACGGTAATGATATTATACATTTGTTTGAATAGTCACAGCATATACTACACTCAAATGTTTCATCTAATGGTTCTTCGGATGCCTGAACATAATGGGGAAGCAGGTATTCATTAATTTCACACACCGGTATTTCCATATATTTATACACAATTTAAACTTTAACTCACATTCTATACTCACTCTTCTCCTTGTCTGAAAGTTTCCCCCACTCTTCACCAAGTTTTTTACCAATCTCACGGAATTTGAGTTCTGGATTGGCGGTGATGATCTCGGGACGTTTCTCCTTACAGAAGGCAAAATAGGGATTGACTTTCTTAACGGGCTCCTTCTTCTCGACAGGTTCTTTCTTCTTGACAGGCTCTTTCTTATTGACAGGCTCTTTCTTATCGACGGGTTCCTTCTTCTTGACAGGCTCTTTCTTATCGACGGGTTCCTTCTTCTTGACGGGTTCCTTCTTCTTGGTGGGCTTCGTCACTGGAGTTAATAGTTTACAAATAATAAGAGTGGCGGCTATAATAAGGGTGGTTCCTACAATGACATTCATTACATGAATAATTATTTATTCTTTTAAGTTTCATATAAAATTTCTTTAGATAGAATAGGAAAGATGTATACATACTTCATAGTGGCAATCTTCATTTTGGTTTTGGTTATGCAAAACAAATCTAGGGGAATGAAACAATCCATAGAGAAGTTGGTCAGACAGTCGGCTCGATATGCTACAGCGGCGCAGCAGGATAAGTCTCCGGTGATCGCCGTGCTTCATGCCAACTATGCTGCGGCCTACCTATATGCTTTGAAGGACATTGCTACAGAGTCTCAAATTCATAATGCCACTGGTATAAATGTCAAGAAATTTAAGGAGCATGTATTGAATGTTCAAGATATGGTGACTAAAAAAACCACCGAATCTTGTCCGGAATTTGCAGGAAATGTTGACATATATTTGGCTGAAATAGGGGGTGAAGCTTGACAACCTAAGTCAGTAGATGGAAAGTAAAAAGTATCTCTAAAAATGGAAGTTATTCGTGATACTATTTGGCAGGAATGTCTCACTAACGCGGTGACTATGTACCGTCTTAGTGAACCAGATGATAGGTGTTATATTTTGGCGGATGCCACTTGGAAGATGAAGATGCGATACCTGAAACATCAGCAGAAAAAGGATACACAAAAGATAATAGTTTTAGAAAAACCCCCTGAACTTGTAAATGAGCAAAGGACATCCAAGAAGATTTGTTGTGCGGTGACGATGTCTGGAAAGCCTTGTTCTTTCAAAGCGATCTGTGGAGATTATTGCAGAAAACATAGTGTGAAGAATAATTCAATTGGGGCGAAGGTTGATGTATCTCAAATTAAAATAGTGGACTAATAGAAAGAAGATGTTAGACCAGGAAAGTCTTAGACCTGTAATATTATCGATGGCTATTTACATCATAATAAGTATCATCGTCCCCCGCATCGCCAAGAAACCTACCGGTATTCAAGTTATTGATGATCTCGTTATGACTATAATTGCACAAAGAGATTCACTTATGAGTGGCACGATCCTCATTGGTCTCATCACCCTCGCCACCAACTACATTCAAGAGGAATTCTTGTAAAATATTTTCCCCCCCAACAAGTTTTTTAGTATGTTCATGATCCATGTGGCGAACGCGATTGTCATATGCGTGTCTCATGAATTCCAAGAGTTGGTCAAAGTTTGGCTTACCCCAAACCATACCCTTTTTGAAGAGGAAATCATCCTT